GGTCGCTCTTCTAGGTCGCGTTGGTGACAACACTGCCTACAGTTTGGCAGCTGGTGAGTACGCGGTCGTTGGTCCGTTCGATACCAAAGGCTGGAATCAGGCCGACGGCATGGTGTACGTCGTCGGGTCCAACGCGCTCGTGAAGTTCGCGGTCATTCAGATGCCCAGCACCATCTTCCAGACGATCTAAGAGGAGTAGCGCAATATGCCGGCATACAGCTCCTTCGGGACACTGCTCCAGATGGGCAGCGTCGATGGCGGAGGCGGTTCGTTCACGACCATCGCTCAGGTTCTCGACATCAGCGGTCCCGAGTTCCAGGTCGACACCGAAGAGACCACGTCTCAGTCGTCCGCAGGCGGCTACGAAGAGTTCATCCCGACGATCAAGCGATCCGGGAACCTGACGTTCGACGTGCTCTTCGACCCGAATGCTGCGACGCACGAGTCTGCGTCCACAGGTCTCATCTACGTCATGACGAACAGGAAGCTTCGCGGCTTCCAGCTGCTCATGCCAACGACTGCTGCCAAGCAGTGGAACTTCCTGGGATACGTCGTCGGCTTCACGCAGTCGAACCCTGTCGCAGGGACACAGAAGGCGTCCATCACGATCAAGATCAGCGGCGCTCCGACCATCTCGTAGTGCAACGCTCGCGGAGGGAGAAGTCGAATGGGAGACGTGATCGAATTCCGACGGCTCACAGCCGAGGAGATTCTTGCTGTTCAGGACATCCGAACCGAAGACGTCGAGGTCCCAGAGTGGGGCGCGATCGTCACGATTCGTAGTCTGACGGGAACCGAGCGGGACAAGCTCGAAGCGGCGATGGTGGTGGAGAAGGGTGGCAACCGCTCCGTCAACTTCGTGAACTTCCGTGCCAAGCTGATCGCTGCCGCAGCGATGGATGGGGCAGGGAAGAAGCTGTTCTCAGCCGAGCAGATCAAGCCCCTCGGGGAGAAGAACGCTCAGGCTCTCGCCCGACTGTTCAACGTCGCATCGCGACTGTCGGGCTACTCAGAAAGCGACGTTCAGGAGCTCACAGCTGAACTGGGAAACGACCTGAACGTCGAGCTTGGTTCCGGTTAGCGGCCCTTCTCGGCGTATCCGTCAAACAAGCACAGCGAGAGGTCGACGCTCTCGAGTTTCAGGAGTGGCGAGTCATGGAGCGAATCGAGCCGTGGGGTGACCGACGGCTCGACATTCTCTTTGCCAGGCTTACAGCGTTCCTCGCCAACATGATTCGTGACGAGCACAAACGTCTAGACCCGTACACCGCGGGTGACTTCATGATCGACTGGTCCGAGGTGTGGGAGTCAGTCCTCGAGACTGTCGACCCTCGAATCGATGACGACGAGGTAGCGAAAGCGACGACCGAAGCTCTCGCAGTCAAGGTATCGTCCCTCAACGTCTGGTTCGGGGGAGAGCCCTCGTGACAACGCTCGCGACCTTCGATGTCATGGTCCGAGGAGACACTCGTCAGTTCGAGTCGTCGATGTCATCGGCGGAGCGAACTGGTCAGAGCTTCCTCAAGACTGTCGCGTCGATGGCCACTGGCTTCATCGTCGCCGATATTGCGATGCGCGGACTGACGATGGCATTCGCAGCAGCGAAGGATGCCCTCATCGGCTACAACGCCCGCATGGAGGCGTCGTTGATCGGCTTCACAACGCTCCTCGGGTCGTCCGAGAAGGCGTTGGTCTTCGTTGACAAGCTCAAGAAGTTCGCGGCGGTCACCCCGTTCGACTTCCCGGGGTTGCAGACGTCAGCGAACTTGATGATGGGCATGGGCTTTGCCGCTCAAGACATCATCCCGACGTTGACAGCAGTCGGCGACTTGATGGCGGCGATGGGTCGATCGGGGTCTGAGGGTAGCCAGACCATTCAACGCATCGTGTACAACCTAGGGCAGATGAAGCAGATGGGCCGGGTAACGAACCACGAGCTTCGAGACATGGTGATGCTCGGGGTCCCGATCTACAAGATCCTCGCGAAGGGATTCGGCGTTAGCGAGGCAGCCCTGAAAGACATGGTCGCGAAGGGCGTCATTCCCGCGGATCAGGCTCTCAAGATCATGATCGCAGGGATCGAGGAGGGCGTCTGGGGCGGTGCGATGGCGGCGCAGGCCAAGACGTTCAACGGCGCGATGTCCACGATCAAGGACACGGTGAAAGACCTCAGTGGCGCAGCCCTCAAGCCGGCGTTCGACGCTATCCGCGATGTCGTGTATGCGTTTAGCTTGCTTGTTCAGGCGAAGGAAGCAGAGGAGTTCATCGCCCGGGTCGCGATCAAGGTTCGTGGGTTGATGATCGTGTTGCAGGGGGCTGCGGCGTCGCTCATGCCCTTTGTGAGAGGGCTTGCTGACTCCGCTAGCAAGGGCTGGAAGACGTTCAGCGACTTCATCGGGGGTCTCGACGAACAGATCATCGCGTTTGCGAAGAACACCTACACCGGTGGGTGGAACACGATCGTCGCTTACGCTCAAGGGATGATCGACGCCGGGCGAAGTGCCGTTCAGTACGCGATCGACTACATCACCGCTCTCGTCGGGTCGTATCTCATTGGCGGATCGCCGCCTCCCGCTGGGCCTCTTGCGAACATCGACTCTGGCGGGCAGGCCGTCATCGAGGCGTGGGTCGCAGGAGCGATGTCTGCTGACCTCTCGCCGATCCTCAACATCCCGACGGTCATCGCCTCGAAGCTGAAGACGCTAGAGTCGGCAGGGAAGGCTGTAGAGGCCGTAATCAAAGACATCGATAGGCAGCTCTCGGTCATTGATCTCTCGATGTCGAAGCTGCAGATTCAAGCCGACAGAATTACGTTTGCTTATCAGCAAGCCGTCGCACCGCTGCAGCAGGCGTACAACATCTTGCTCAATACGTTCAGCTTGACTGACAAGAAACGGAGTCTCGAGTTCCAGCTTGCGAGGAACCTCCTGGAGCAGCAGCTGATCGCTGCGAAGGGCAACAAGAGTGCTGAAGCTCAGATTCAAGCTCAGATCGACGCTCTCGACTTGCAATCGCGTCAGAACGACCTGCTCGAGCAGCAGGAAGCCCTCCAGGCTGAGATCGCTGGGATCCCCCTCGCAGAGCAGATGGAGGCTCTGACCGACGTCTACAAGTCAGCGATCGATCCGATCCAAGCCCAGATGGATCTCCTGCAGGCGCAACGCTCCGAGCTGGAGTACCAGCGCAAGGTGTGGGGGTCGATCGCAGAGAGCATCGATGATGCTGCATCGGCGATGGAAGCTGCAGCTGCTGCTCTCGCGAAGTCGAAGCCCAGGGGCGGTGGTGCAGGGAAGCCCGGGATCGGCGGTGGAGTGACCCCTGCCGTCATTCATGATGTCCCGATTCCCCCGGGCTTCATGGACGACAAGAAGAATGCCGAGGAAGCAGCGAAGGCGTTCGCCGACGGCTTCCTCAAGGGGATCGGCGATACTCTCTCGAGTCGATGGCCGACGCTCCTGCTAGGGGTTCTCGGCGGTATCATCGGGTCTGTCATCCCAGGGTTGGGCACCGCGTGGGGGGCGGCAATCGGCACGATGATCGGGACGGTCTTCAACGATCAGATCCTCGGGCTCGTTGCTCCAGCACAGCAGTGGATCAACGAGATGCTGACGAACATCTTCGGCGGGGGAGGTCTCGAGAGTATCTCGTTCGTGGGAGTGTTCCCGAGTACGCAGGAGTTCGTTGACAGCATCCGGGCTTTCGTGAGCGAGGGGGTAGACTGGCTCATCAACACGGGCGTTCCGGAGTTCGCTAAGGGGATCGAGTCCCTGACGCTGGGTCTGATCTCGTGGGTGGGTGACGCCATCCCGGTACTCTTGAACGAGCTTCCCAAACTGATGGGCATGGTCCTAGGATTCATCACCGATAGCGGTCCGAAGCTCCTGCTGGCACTCCTGTCGTGGATCGAGTCCTTCAACACGTGGCTCCGCGTAGACCTTCCGTCAGCTATCGGCGAGAAGTTGCCGGGGGTTCTCGACGCGATCGTCAAGTTCTTCGGCGATATGGGCTCGATGCTCCTCACCGAGCTGGGGACGTTAGTTACCAACATCATCGACGTGTTCGACCTCCAAGAAGGCATCGACGATGCGCTGGAGTTCCTTGGGGGGGTTGGCGACACTATCCGAACGGGGTTCGAAGATGCCCTAACGTGGCTCGGTGACCTGCCTGGAGCTATCGGGAAGATTCTCGACGATATCGTAACGAACATTACGACGTGGGTCGGAAGCATCGGGACGACGATCGGAGACGAATGGAGTAAGATCGTCGACAACGTTACGACGTGGGTCGATGATGTAGTTACGACGATCAGTGACGGGTTCGTCTCAATCGTTACTGGCGTCGGAACTTGGCTAGGTGGGCTACCTGGAGCGGTTGCTGACATCTATACGAAGGTTATCACGGCTATTGGCAAGTGGGCTGACGAACTGCCGGGCAAGCTGTTCCAGATGGGACTTGATGCCGTGTCCAGCTTTGCTACGTCACTTATCACGATAGTTGCAGTCGTGGTCAGTGTCGGCGTGGCCATGGTAGAGGCGTTCGTTGCGTGGGCGGTCGCGCTTCCCGGTAAAGCTCTCGAACTTGGCACAGCTGTCTACAACAATATCGTCAGCTTTATTGGTCAGATCCCTGGAGCCATCGAAGGCTTCTTCGCCTCGATCGTGGCTACCTTTACGACCTTTGCAACGGACAGCGCAACAACAGCGACGACGATCGGCTCCGACTTCGTGACTGGGATCACCGACTTCTTCAGTCAGCTCGGACCAACGATCGCAGGCTTCCTCGGTGATGTGTGGACGAACATTTCGACCTTCGCCGCCGACGTAGCAACGAAAGCTGCGACGCTTGGTAGTGACATTCTCAATAACATCGTCGGCTTCGTCAGCAAGCTGCCGGGTAGGGTCGTAGGACTCCTAGGTGAAGTGTGGACCTCTCTTAC